GAGATACAGTCACGAGCGCCTCACCGAGATCGCCGCCGCCTGCGACCTGCTGGGGTCCCTTGACCTCCGCAACTCGTCGCACGTGGGCTACCTCGTCCGCGTGGCCAAGGACCGGGGGATCCTGAAGAACGCGACCCCGACGAGCATGGCGGGCAAGTGGGACACCGGGACCGAGGCCGACCGCGCCAAGTTCCTGGAGGCAGTGGGAGTCGTCAAGAAGGCTCCGGCCCTCGTCAGCAAGAAATTCGAGGAGCTCCCCGCGGACGTCAGCCGAGCGCTGCTCGACCACAACGGCGGGAAGCTCGTCGACCTGGAGCAGTCGAACTCCTCTCTTGACCAGCACCTGGCGCGCCCGACGACGTTCCTAGGCATGCCGGTGCGCGTGGAGGTCGAGGTGGGGGAGACCAAGTCTGGGGTAGACGACCAGGGAATCAGCTGGTCGCACGCATACGAACACCCCTACGGCGAGGTCTCCATGACCGAGGGTGCAGATGGAGACGCGGTCGACTATTACCTGGGGCCGACGGAGTCCCAGGACCTGAAGGTCTACGTCGTCCACCAGCTCCGCCGCGACGGGAGCTACGACGAGGATAAGGTGATGCTCGGGTTCCAGGACGCCGAGGCGGCGGAGCAGGTGTACCGGGATCACGGCCCGGACTTCGGCTTCGGGTCCATGGACGAGATGACGCTCGACGAATTTAAGAAGGGGTACTTGGCGAGCAACCGGTTGGAGGGGTACTTGCAAAACGCGTCTGAGCAGGATATCAAAGACACATGGTCGAGGCTATCCTATGACGAGCGAGACGCGATTTTGGAGAAGGCCGGCCTACCTCTGCACCTCCACCAGGGATGGGCCTTGATTCCGGAGTTCGAGAAATCCAAGATCCGACTCATGTTTAATTCTTCTGAACTCTCCAACCCGTCTCCGCGCTCCTCAGAGTCCCAGGCTGACTACGACCACCGCTTCAGGGCGCGCGACGACCAGGATAGGCGCGAGGGCTGGAGCAGCCCGGCAAACTCCGCGGAGAACGCCGGCGAGAGGATGCCCTGCGACTACGTGCGCACCGGGAAGCTGAAGGAGCACCTGGCCCACTACCGGCAGTGCTCCAACCCGGCGTGCAGGGCTCGCCTGGCGGCGTGGGAGGACCTGAAGAAGACTGCGGCGGAGCCGGGGGCGATCTCGATCGACAACTCCGAGCTCTCCAACCCCTCGCCCCGCTCCTCAGAGTCCCAGTCCGACTACGTCTCCCGCTTCATGGGCTCCGCGGAGGCCCTCCGGGACTACCCTGACCACAAGCAGCGTGCCGCCGTCGCCTACTCGATGTACAGAGAGAGGAAGAACATGGCTGATTTCAAGAATGATGACCATGATGGATTCGTCAAAGGCGACCAGGTATTCATCTCCAAGAAGACTGTCGACGCGAACTGCCCCGGGTGCAAGAAGGGAGGACTCTTTGCGTGGAGGGGGCGGCAAGTCAAGGCTGTCGAAGAGGATGAGTATCCGATTGGGAATCCGGGATGGTGGGTGAAATGCATGGAAAACTCTAACGCCCGCATTCCTGAGGACTGCGCCAACAACGCCTGCAATCACTCAGCAACGTCACATCGTGACGGGACGGGGGCGTGCTCATCGTGTTCCTGTCGCAAGTTCATATTCAGCAACTCCCTCTCCAACTCCGCCGACCCGACCGGCAAGAAGTGCGACGAGTGCGGGAAGCCGATACCGGAGGGCAAGGGGCGCATCGGGTATGACGGCGGGAAGTCGTTCCACGACTCATGCTACGCGCGCCTGCACGGTATCCCGGGAGCTGAAGACATGGATAACGCCACTGACCCGACCGGCAAGAAGTGCGACAAGTGCGGCGCGTCGGAGTTCACCAAGGAGTACCCGTACCTCTGTCCCAAGTGTGGCCACGACAACAAGGACACCGTCCTGCCACCGAACGAGAACGCCAACGGGCGACCAGATTCCAAGCTGTACAGGGAGGCGCTGCAAGTGGTGCTGGATGCCGGCAACTCAGACGGGAAGCGCGCCGTCGAGGCGATGGACCCACAGGACCTGTCCCCCGAGGATATCGCCAAGCTCCAGATCATCATCCGGTCCGGGGATCCCGTAAATTCGAACTCCTTCGGTACCTGTCCGAGATGTGCCGAGAAGTACGCTGAGCGCCGGCAATTTCGCGATGTTGACTCGTTCGACCGCAAGTCTTCTGAGCATATCCTAGAAGACGGTAAGCCGCTGTGCGAGGCGAAGAACTCCTCTGGGATCTGCCCCGAGTGCTGCGGCGAGATGCTCGAGGCGCCAGACGCCGCCCTGCCGGAGATGACCTGCCAGGCCTGCGGCCTGAAGCTGCAGGGAGACCACGCGGCTGGACTGGAGAACTCCGGCCCGTGGTGCGAGTGCGGCCACGACGAGAGTGGACACCAGTTCGAGGTCGACGAGACCTTCGCCCCGTGCAACACGTGCTCGTGCGCCGCCTTTAAGCTCGCGAATCCTCAGCCCGTGAAGCTGAAACTCAACTCTGTCTGCCCCGCCTGCGCCCACGACCAGTCCAGACACTCCGAGTTCGGCTGCGACGAGCAGGGGTGCGGCTGTGTCGAGGGCGAGTTCAGGCGGCGGGAGGAGCGGAAGAACTCCGAGCCCGGGTACGACGTCGAGTGGGAGTGGAACGGCAACTGGAGGACGGACGACGCGTCGTCGCCGCTGACGCTCGCCGAGGCAGAGGCGGAGGCCAAGAAGATCGACGCCGAGAGGACCCCGGGGTCCAAGATGGGCCGCGTGCGCGTCGTGGAGTACGCCTCCAGGAAGCCGGTGCGGGTGCTCGGGAACAGCACCCTGAAGAACGACCTCATGGTCTCCCTCGCCGACGAGTTCAAGAAGGAGTTCTCCGAGCACCCTGAGTTCCCATCGAAGCAGGTCTGGGAGATCGTGCGCGACCACCACAGGGGGAAGGCGGACGAGGAGGCGGTCGACGACGTGCTCGGGGTGCGGGCGAACGCCGCCTGGGGAGCCAATCTCGACACCGACGGCACGTACTCGGCCTGCAAGCGAGAGCACGTCAAGACCTCGAGGGGGATCTGCTATGGGTGCTACGAGAAGGCTCTGGTCGCGCCGAAGCAGAATGCCACCGATGCCGAAGAACTCCAGAAGCAATGGGAGAAGTCGTCCTTGACCGATCGCCGGGAGTGGCTGAAGGAGATCGACGAGGATGGTCACGGATACGCGCATGGCAGCTGGGGCACCTTACCCAAGGCTGTGAGGGGTTCCCTGATCGGTCGTGCTGGGTTGTTCCTGAGCAACGCCCTCAGTAAGTGCGTGTCCTGCGGCAAGGCCGGCAACTGGGTCGAGTCCGGCCCGGGGATGCTGTGCCCCGACTACGCGGCAAAGAGCAACGCCACCGACTTTGACCTCACCAAGATCACGCAGTGGCTGGAGAAGAACTACACGACCCCTGAAGCGTCCGGCGAACTCGGTAAGAGGGCCCTGGCGGCTGGATTCTCAGAACCCGTGGTCAGGGCTGCGCTCAGGAAATATGGGATACCAGCTGACCAGCTGGGCAACTCCGCCCTCGACGACCCGAAGTTCAGGCCGACCCCGTACAGCAAGGTACCACAGTCGCACAACGACCCCGAGGTGGCCCGCCGGGACGCGAGGGCGGAGAGGAGGAACGAGCAGGGCCTCATCGGCAACCTCTGCCACAAGTGCAAGAAGAAGGTGGTACCCAGCGACGGGGACTACTGCGCCGACTGCGAGGCTGACATCAGGGCGGAGATGGAGAGGCGAAAGGGCCCGATCCTGCGGGACTCCGTCTCCCTCCCTGGCGACCGCGAGGCCATCGGGAACTCCAGGTACAGGTCGAAGGAGAACTCCGGCGACCGGTGCTGCGAGTGCAACGAGGAGATCCCTGAAGAAGACGAGAACGAGCAGGAACTCTGCAGGAAGTGCCGCAGCCGGAGGAGCTGATCATGTCCAAGCGACTGACGCAGGTCCTCCTCAACTCTCCTCTACGCCGGAGCGTCGACGCCTACACCGCCTCCGACCCCGAGTGGGCGAAGCTCCGCGTCGGTCACCACCTGGAGCCCGGCATCGTGACCTACGACGACACCGACGGCGACGGGAAGCCGACGGGGAAGCAGACGACATTCCTGCTCACCTGGGAGGCGATCGCCAAGATGCGCCCCACCGCCGAGGGGATCCCGCTCGTCGGCCGCTCGGGGGGGTACGACCACCGCAAGGTCAATCCCTCCGACTTCCGTGACGGCGAGGCCGACGGCGTGGTCGTCAGGAGCTTCGTGAACCCCGACCCCCAGTGCGGATGGGAGGACGTGGAGTTCATGGTCTGGGACGAGGACACCAAGCGCAAGATCGACGAGGGCTACCAGCTCTCCTGCGCCTACTTCCCGACGGAGACGAAGGACGAGCCAGGCCTGTGGCACAATAGCAAGTACGACGCCGTCATCCTGGACGGCAGGTACACGCACGTCGCCGTCGTCCCGAACCCGCGCTACAACGGCGCGGAGATCTACAACTCGAAGAACGGAGGGATCGTGGACAGAGTCATCAGGGCGATGCTGTCGGTCGTGCCGCTGGTCAAGCTCAGGGAGCTGGTGAACGCGATGGAGTTGGAGGAGAAGAACGAGAGTGATGCGATCAAGATCTCCCAGCTCTCCGACCTGCGCGAGAAGATCAAGACCGCGACTCCCGAGGAGAGAGTGAAGCTAGCTCTCGAGGCCGACGCGCTCGAGAAGGAACTCAGCAGGCACGTGGGTGATCTCCCGGGCGAGAACGCCTCCCCGGAGCCCAAGCCGACCCCTGACGCGCCTGCCCCCGCGAGCGCCGCGGCCAAGCCCTCCCCGGACGCGCCGGTCCCAGCTCCAGCCAAGAACGCGGAGCCTGAGCCGGCTCCCGCGTCCGCCCCGAAGGAGATCACCAGCGCGGACCTGCCGCCTCCCGCGAAGAATGCCGAGCAGGCTCCCGCTCCCGACGGCCCCACGCAGAGGAAGGTGACCGAGGACGCCCCGCACGGCGACGCGCCGAAGCTCCCGCTGGGAGGCGGCGACGTCGTGCTGGAGCCGTCGCTGGCTGCGGCTGGGATCTCCGTCGCGCAGCCGTCGAGTGTCGCCGCGAAGAACTCGGAGCCCGCGAAGGAGCCTGTCCCGGCGAAGAACGCGGAGCCCGTGAAGGAGCCTGTTCCGGCGAAGAACTCGGAGCCCGAGAAGGAGCCCGTCCCGGCGAAGAACTCGGAGCCCGCGAAGGAGCCTACCCCGGCGAAGAACTCGTCGCCGATCCCGATGGGGGGTAAACTCCTCAGGGTCAAGCAGCTCCCGAAGGACCAGGAGTTTGAGATCATCCTGGTGGGGGACATCAAGCAGGGCGCCTCCCCGTTCGCCACGTGGACCAGGGAGAAGAAGTCTGGGGGGTGCACGAGCGGGCACTACTTCCAGACCGAGTCAGACGCGATCGGGGACTTCGAGGCCAGGAACGACCTCGGGAAGGCTCACGAGCCAATCAAGAACGCGGAGTCGGACAAGAAGGAGCCAACCTTGATGAAGAACTCACTCGGCGTCTGCCCTTCCTGCTGCGGTGAGGTCTCGGTCGCCAGCGGCTTCGCGACATGCCGCTCGTGCGGCGCGGTGGCCCCGGCCTCCGAGCTCGGCAACTCGCTGAGCACCAGCTGCGTCGTGTGTGGGCACGGCTCGGGAAGGCACGACGAGTTTGGCTGCCAAGAGAGCGACTGTTTCTGCGTGCTGGAGCACAGGAACGCCGTCACCGCCGACAAGTCCGTCGCGGCCCGGCGGAGATGGGACTCCACTTCCAGGAAGCTCAGGCCCGCCCTGCTGAACTCCCTGGTCCGGGTGCGCCCAGGCGACTCGCCGCTCCAGGTCTGGGAGCGCAGGAGCTTCGACGAGCTGCCGCCGGAGTACCGCAGGGCGCTGGAGGTGAGGTGACCATGGACAAGATCCTGAAGATGCTGCTGGCGATGGTCCCGGCCGACAGGCGCCGCGAGCTGGTAAATGCGATGGAGGCCGAGGAGAAAAAGAACCTACTAACTGACGCTTCGAAGAAGTGCGACGCGTGCGGCAGGGAGCCGGCCGGAGACGGGGCGGTCCTGTCGAAGGTCGACGGGGTCGTGTGCAAGTCCTGCCAGCTCGACTACGAGAAGGAGATGAGACACCCGTACGACAACTCCGCCCCGCAGCCCATGAAGGAGTGGGTGGCGGAGAAGAACGCGGATCTGGCCAAGGCCGCGGAGGCTAAGACCGAAACCCTGAGGAACTCCCTGGCTGCCAAGCAGCTGGAGCTCGACAACTCCCGCAGGGAGCTCAGGGCGACGCACTTCAACAACCTGAAGCAGGTGGCGCAGCTGCGCGACGAGGGGGTCCTGGTGGCCCTCACCGACGTGCACTCGCCAGACGACAAGGAGAATCTCGGACGGGCGCGCTACGGCTCGAGAAGGTAAAGCCATGCACCCGTCGCTGAAGAGCCGTACCACAGCGCAGACGCACCAATCCGCAATCGAGAGGTAGCGAACTATGTCCACCGTCCCGCCCGTCTATACCAACCAGTTCGAGCAGGGCCCGATGAAGGGTGACCTCGACCTGGCCATCCAGAAGTCCGGGGTCATCGCCGGCGTGCTCGGCGCCGTCGCCGGTGACCTGAGCCTCGACGCCGGCACCCGCGTGAAGATCGACACGTCCGTCACCGCGGCCGGCACCGTGCAGTTCGTCTTCGCGGCCGACAACGAGGCCGCCTTCGGCGTGCTGAAGCGCACCGCCCAGAAGGCCACCTTCTCCGAGGGCGACCAGGTCGAGGTCTCCTTCAGCGGCGGCCCGGTCGTCTACGAGTGTGGGAGCACCACCATCGCCCCCGGCACCTCGGTCGCCATGTCCAGCGGCTTCCTCGCCGCCGTTGACGGCACCCACCTGGTCATGGGCATGCTCATCGACTACGTGGTCCAGAACTCCATGGGCCGAGTCGTGATCGGCTTCAGGGCGAGCTAGGCGACCTCAGGTCAAGGAGAGAACAAGAATGAGACACGCAGAACTGCTGAACTCCCTCCGCAAGGGGGAGCGCAAGACCCTGGAGCAGTATAGCGCGCACCCGCAGCTCCTGAACTCGCTGCTGGCGATCGCGCAGAACCCGATCGCCTGGAAGTCAGGTATGGAACGCGAGCTGTGCAACGCGAACGGCTCCGTGAACCAGTCGTCCCTGGGCTACCAGTACACCATCCAGACCACGACCCTGATCGCGGCCGACATCATCGAGCAGAAGTTCTACGAGGAGGCCGTGGCGGACTTCGCGCCGGTCCTCGTGGGGCGAGGCCCGTGGATGGAGGAGATCAAGCAGAACATGACGTACGACGCCGCCGGCCCCTTCGAGGAGGGCATCCAGGGACTCTCGTCCCGGACTCAGATCGGCAACGTCGAGGTCGGCATGAGCCCCGTGACGGCGAAGATCGCGTCGTGGGCGAAAGGCTACATGTACTCCCTGCCGGAGATGCAGAAGGCCCTGGCCAGCAACAACTGGGATGTGGTGGCCTCGAAGTACAAGGCCCTCACGCGCAACTGGCAGCTCGGCATCCAAAAGGTCGGGTTCCTCGGCCGCAAGAGCGACCTGACGAACTTCCCCGGCCTACTGAGCAACAGCACCGTCAACGTCAACACGACCTTCATCGGAGGGCCGATCTCTTCGATGAGCGCCGCGGACTTCGACGCGTTCGTCGCTGGGATCATCCAGCTCTACCTGGATAACTCCAACGACACCCGGCTCCCCACCCGGTTCGTCATGCCCCGCTCGGACTTCGTTGGGCTCGGCGTCCTGGTGGCTGTCGGCGGGGTCAGCATCGCCATGACCAAGCTGGAGGTGCTCGAGAAGCTCTTCAAGGGCATCTGCGGCCAGAACTTCAAAATCATGTGCACCGCGTACGGCAACAAGGCTAGGAACGCCGGGTACTGGGCGACGAACGGCACCAACCGCTACGCCCTGTACAACGATGACCGGGAGACGATACACATGGACATCCCAGTCGACCTGAACATCTGCGCCCCGGCCACCGGGAACAACTTCCAGTGGAACGGCGTGGGCTACGGGCAGTTCACCGGCATGATCGCATACCGCGTCCCAGAGGTGTTATACCTCGACGACGCGGCCAGCATCTAGGCGCCTTCGGGATTCGTACCTGCGCGTCATGTCACGTGACCTGGCGCGCAGGATAGGAAGTCTGAGACGCGCACGGGAGGCATCATGGCAGAAGCAGGAGTCAAGAAGGAGGCTGTGAAGGAGGCCGTGAAGGTCGTCGCGGTCATGAACCAGGGGCAGTGCGACTACACGACCAGCGCCGGGAAGTTGATTCGAGGTCAGTCGATCGAGGTTCCGGAGGCGGAGGCCGCTAGTCTCTGCGCCTACAAAGGCATCGTGCTGGCAAGCTCGGTCGTCCCGAGCGCCGGCGCCGGGGAGAAGTTCGCGCGCGAGAACGCTGCGCTGCTGGAGAAGATCTCCGCGCTCGAGGACGAGCTGAAGGAGTCGGGCACGAAGGTCAACGACCTATCGGCCAGGCTCCAGGAGTTCCTGGGCGCCGGGTCCAAGAAGGACCTCGACGCGCTCAAGGACAAGCACGCAGACGCGATCCCGGCGGCTAAGGAGTAAGACGGGATGGCCTACCCGGCGACGACGGCTGAGTTCAAGGCGAGATTTGCCAGGGACTTCACCTACGGTCCCGGGGCAGACCGCGTCATGGACGGCGACATCGCGAATGCCATGACGGACGCGAACGCGATGTTCAACGCCGCCCTGTTCACGGCTGCTGACGGGAAGACGGCGTTCCTGCTCGCCGTGGCGCACTTCGTCGTGTCCAACATCCAGGCCGCCGGGGGACTCGGCACCTCCGGCGGCCTGGGGATCGAGAACGAGGCGGCTGGGGTGGTCACCCAGCAGTCCGTTGGCGGAGCGAGCCTGAGCTTCATGGACCCGCCGGACATCGTCAAGAAGAGCCCGTCCCTGCTCCAGTTCTGGAAGACCGATTACGGTCGCAAGTACCTGGCCATGGTCACCCCCAGGATCGTAGGGGCGTTCGGGGCGGTGTATGGGCCGAAGGCCCCCGACACCTCTGAGTCCCCGGACGTGCCGTTCGCGGACTACTGACATGGCCGACAAGACACCGCAGGAGAGGGTCAGGACCGACTTAGTCCTGGTCGGGAACATGGCAGAGCAGTTCGCCGTCATGTCGAAGGGGAAGTACCACATCCGGGTCGGGATCTTCGGCGACAAGAGCGCCAGGTACGCCGACGTGCAGAGAAGCTCGTGGTCAGGCAGGAAGCTGAAGGACTCAAGCTCGCTGAAGTCAGCCGGACCAGGGGAGCTCACGAACGCCGAGCTCGGCTTCGTGCACGAGATGGGCTCGAAGAAGGTCGGGATCCCGAGGCGGTCGTTCCTGCAGGATACCTTCCTGTACGAGGCCGCGGCCCTGAACTCCACGATGCAGCCTCTGTTCCTGACGCTGTTCAAGGGCGGCAAGATTGACCTGTTCTTGAAAAAGGCAGCGATCGCGTGCGAGAACCTGGTCCAGATGGCGTTCCAGACCGGCGGATTCGGCAAGTGGCCCGCGCTCAAGCCGGCCACGATCAGGGCCAAGGGCTCGTCGATGATCCTGGTGCGCACCAAGCAGCTGCGATTCTCGATCTCGTCCCAGGTGGTGAAGGCGTGAGCTTCCCCAGGATGAAGCAGGTCCTCCACGGGCTGACCAAGAAGATCTCAGCCCAGATCATCCGCAGGACCGTCGAGGACCACGAGGTCGTCGAGACCCTGGTCGCCACGAAGGTGATCACCGGGCTGCTGCTTCCTCTGAAAGCCAGGGCCATATCCTGCAAGCCCGAGGGCGAGCGCTCGTGGATCTGGAAGGAGCTGACTACCGCCGAGCGCCTGGAGCTGGGCTGGACGTTCGTCGACGCTGGAGATCAAAAGCGATACAGGGTCATGTCCGTCATGGATTACAGCATCGCCGGATTCTACGTCTACGAGTTGGCGCAGCGCGGGCAGGGGGCGGCGTCGTGACTGACCTTATCCTACGCGAGCCGGCCAAGGTCGTAGCCGACGTGCTAGCCCATGTCATGGAACTCGACGCGGCGCACTGCCTGCTCGGCGACCAGCCGTGGGATATGCCCCCGGACGAGGCGATGTACGTGTCCGTGCACGACGACGGTTCGGTCACCGTGTCGACCAAGACCGAGCTCGACGAGACCGCGACCCCACCCGCTGAGACCATGATCAGGTCGGCGATCCACGACGTGAGGATCGAGGTCATCAGCCTCATGCCGGGGACTTCCGCCAGGACTCGCGTCAGCGAGGTCTACATGGCTCTAACCAGCTTCTACGCCCAGTACGAGATGGAGAGGTACTGCTGCGAGATGTTCCACCCGGAGCCGGTCGTCAACGCGTCTGAGTCGGAGCCGGCCGCGCGGCTCCTCAAGTACGTGACGAAGGTCAAGGTCTCCGCCCTGCACAGGGTGGTCAAGATCGAAGCGCCGTACTACGACAAGTTCAACGGAGCGACCGCGGACGGCTCCGCCAACATACCGGAGGTCAACATCAATGGCTAACCTCAGCTTGGTCAACATCATATCCGTCACGGTGCTCCCGACTCCCGCCGAACTCGGCTCGCCGGAGATCAACACGATCGCCCTGTTCTCCAAGGAGAGCCCGTCTGGGTGGACCGCCGGCCAGGATTACGCGGTGTACACCGACGCCGCGGCCGTGTCCACCGACTTCGGCGCGAACTCCGACGCGTACGCCATCGCGACCTCCGTGCTGGCGCAGGTCCCGAACCCGATCGAGACTGACGGATACCTGGTCATCATCCCCAGGCTCCAGAGTCCGTCTCTGGAGACCGTCAGGGCCGCGATCACCCGCATGGGCGACAAGGCGTTCTACTACGCCGCGCTCATTGACGAGGAGATGGGCGGAGACCCTACCGAGTTCGCGGCGCTCGTCGCTGCTCTCAACGTCGAGGACAAGATGCTCGTCTACTGCTCGTCGAGCGTCGCGGACCTGCAGCCCGGGTCCATGCTCGACCTGGTGCGCTCGAGCTCGATCTCGCGGGGGCGGATGCTCTACCACGGGAACGCGTTGCTCAACGGCGCCGGGGCGCAGCAGACGCAGGTGTTCGCCGGCGCGTACGCCGGTCGGGCCCTGTGCGTTGACTTCAGCGGCACCGGCACGTCGATCACCATGCACGGGAAGACCCTGACCGGGATCTCCCCGGACACCACGATCGGGGAGACGCAGCTGACCCTGGCGCAGACCGCCGGGATCGACGTCTACGTCTCAGTCGGCGGCATCTCCATGGTCTTCTGCTCGAAGGAGAACACGTACTTCGACCAGGTCTACAACCAGGACTGGCTCTCGATGGCCCTGCAGGTGGCTGGGTTTAACTACCTGATCCCGATCAGCTTTAAGATCCCACAGACGAACTCCGGGATCGAGGGATTGAAGGGCGCGTACCGCAAGGTGTGCGCGCAGGCGGTCGACGTCGGGGTCTCGGCCCCCGGCACGTGGACCGCGGCGGTGCCCGCCGGGATCCCGCAGGAGCTCTTCATGAGCAACATCGAGAACGTGGGGTACTTCGTGTGGTCGAAACCGCTGTCGCAGCAGAGTTCGTCTGATCGTGCCGCGCGCAAGGCCCCTCTCATCCAGATCGCGATCAAGATGGCCGGGGCGGTGCACAGCTCGAACGTGCTCGTCCAGATCAACCAGTAGGAGGAACTCATGGGCTCAGTAGCTCTCTCGGGCAGCGACGTCACGATCATCGACGACGAGATCATCACGGACTTCGCGGACGGGGCGTGCGTGCAGCTGGCGTTCGACACCCCCATCGGCGTGATGAAGATCTCGAAGGACGGCAACGCGATCTACGCCATGAAGTACGAGGGCATCGTGGTTAAGGTCACGCTTCGCCTCATCCGCGGGTCGTATGACGACCAGATCCTCAACGCGAAGCTCCAGCAGTTCCTGGCGAGCCCAGACATGTTCACGCTCATGGCCGGGTCGTTCGTGAAGCGGGTCGGCGACGGGCAGGGGAATATCACGTCGGAGGTCTACCAGCTGGCGGGAGGGATCTTCGAGTACATCCCCGGCGCCAAGATGAACACCTCGGGAGACACTGAGCAGTCCGTGACCGAGTATAAGATGCTCTTCCGGAACAACATCCGCATGATGCAGTAGGCGACTCGTCGCAGGGAGGCAGGGATACATGGGGCAAGACATCAGGGAGATGCCCAGCGGAGCGACGCTCGTCCTCAGCGTCGCGTCGTGGGAGTCGATCAAGGCGCTGCACGACGCGGTGTTGCGCGAGGTTAAGAAGGGGGACGTCTCTGGCATCGACGTCGAGGCAGTGCAGGGGGTCCTCGAGGGAAAGATCGAGGCCGGCGCAGCGCTGATCGACCGAGCGATCAGCCTGGCGTCGTCGAAGGCCGTCGAGGACGCCATGTTCAGATGCGCCGAGAAGGCCGTGTACAAGACCGGCGACGACGAGACCTCCAGGAAGGTGACGCGCGCCCTCTTCGACGACCTCGCCGTCAGGGACCAAACCCGGGAGGACTACTACGCGATCGCGTACGCCGTCGCGGAGGTCAACCTGCGCCCTTTTGTCAAGGCCCTCTCTACGTCGTTAAGGGCCCTCATGGAGAGGTACGCCACCACCCGGGGGTCACCTGTACCCTCGGCGACGCCGAGCGCGTCGCCGTCGAGCTCGCCGGAGAGGGTTACGGCGGCGGAGACCCCGAGCGGGTCCTGAGGATGAGGGGGGACCTGGTGATCGCCGCGATACAGTACGTCAAGTTCAAGGCTGAGTACCTGGACGTGTCGTTTGAGATGAACAAGAGCTGACATGGGCACGAAGATAGGTTCCTTCTTCATCGACATCCTAGTCGACGCGGCGTCGGGGAACCTATCTATCAACCAGCTCATCGCGTCGATCGGAAAGCTCGAGGCGACCAGCTTCGCCGGAGCGGCCGGACTCACCAAGATCGCCCAGGCCGTTGCCAACTTCGGCAAGAAGACTATGAATAACGCGTTCGGGCTGACGAAGCTCCAGGGCATGACCGACATCTCAGCTACTAAGTTCGAGAGGTGGGGCAGGGCGGCGGCGTACGTCGGAGTCTCTTCGAATACCGTGGCGCAAGCTATGATGGGCGTGCAAGACGTCATGGCGAAGGTATTCATGACCGGGGAACCGCCAAAGGTATTCTACCAGCTCGGGATCTCCGCGACCAACGCCAAGGGGAAGCTAAAAGATTTCGAAGAGATCATGAAAGACCTCTCTAAGAACGAGGTGTTCTGGAGGGCTGGAGCAGGGGTGCAGAGGGAGCTGCTCCCGCAATTTGGCTTACCTCAGGAAATGCTGGTAATCCTGAAGGAGATACGCGCCGGCACGTGGCAGTCGAAGATCAACTTAGCTCCCGGATTATCAGAAAAACAGATTGAGGACTTGGGCACGCTGAAGTCGGAATTTTTGACCCTAGGTAACATGGCTGAGCAAATCGGAATAAATATGGTCCTAGGCGGCGGGGTATTCAAAGATTACTTGATCAATGACATACAGCCGATTCTGCAGTGGATCCTGGACGTACAGTCTGGAAAATATTCAGGCAAGGAAATACTGGGTACCGTACTGGGCGTCGACACAGCCCTCAAAGACAGAGGCCTAGTTGGTGGCGGCATAACTCCTAGCGATATTCAGACGAACCTGGTACAAACAATTGGGGAATCTCTCGCAAAATTATTTGTCCAGGAGCAGAAGCAGTATATGAAGCTCGACATCATGCTTAAAGACCCGCGGGGCAACCAGATCGGCGGTGGTGTATATGACGTCAATACCCATCAAGTCATTCGCGATCTTCGTCTAGGATCTCTGGAGTTCCAAGCGCAAGAGTCCGGCCCAAGACAGGTGACGCCGTGAGCGCCTCAGCGACGCTGATACCACACGTGGGGGCTATGGTCGCCTCGACCGCTGCTGCCAAGAACCTGATCTCCGGGATCTCCGGGATCTACAGAGGCTTCGGGTCGCTCGCTTCTGCGAACATGTGGGAGATCTTAGCTGCTGACGTCGGTGGCTTCGAGTTTGACTTCAGGACTGAACAGAGAGTCGACGCCAGCTCTGACATCACGGAGCACTACACCGAGGACAACCACTTCTTCCAGGATCACGCGGCGCTGAAGCCTACCCAGCTCACCATGCGCGGGTTCGTATCGGACCTAGCGCAGACTAAGCGCAAGTCATACGGGTTCCTAGGGATAGGGCAGCTCATGGCCGCCCTGGCTCCCGTGACCCCGTACGTGAGTCGATACGCGCCCGGGGCCTCTCGCATCATGGGTAAAGCCTTGTCTGAGATAGACAAGGTAGACCGACAGCTGACCCAGATCGGGAACCTAGCCGGGAGCATAATGAAGCTGATCGCCCCGAAGGTCTTCCCGACCAAGTGCCAGTCGGCGTACAAGAAGCTCGAGGAGCTCAGGCAGGCGCAGTGCCCGTTCATGGTCATACAGCCGTTTACGGCGCGAAGCTCCAAGACGGCCTTCGAGTTCATGCTCATCAAGCAGCTCACGCTGGTGTCACCGTCGGACACCCTGGGCCAGACGGAAGTCACGATCGTGCTGCAGGAGATCCGCACATTGCCGCCATCCACTGCTACTAGCAACCCGCGTAACCAGGAAGACACGACTCAGCAGGGCGGGAAGACGAACGGGTCTCTAGTCGAGCAGTCAGCAGCGGGTCCCACGGCGTTCTCATGAAGCAGCTACTGAACTTGTCAGACGCCGCGTTCCAGAGCACGTCAGTCGCGCTCGGAGACGGGTCGTCTCTGGATCTGTTCTTCAGGTACCGCCCGGCGGTCCAGCGCTGGTCCATGGATGTGGCGTGGGGCACGTTCGCTGCGAAGGGTATCATCGTGACCGCGCACCCGAACATCATGCGCCAGTGGCGCAACGTCGTGCCATTCGGCATTGGGTTCATCTCCTCCGACGGGGCCGACCCGTTCATGCTTAGCGACTTCCTACTGGGACGCGTCAAGGTCTTCGTGATGGACGACTCTGCGGGAGAAGTCGACGCGACCAGCGGCCTGGGTGACCTGGACTACATCGAGCAGGAGTGGTTCACGTGACGAAGTGGCTGCGGTCGTACACGATGAAGGTCGTCGGCAAGTCGGGGGAGGAGTACACGTTTGCGCCCCCGCTGACCCTGCAGTTCGACGTGTGCCGTACGGTGCAGAAGTCGCTGAACACAGCAAACTTCAGGCTCTACAACATCAGCCCTGCCGCGCAGCGCGACATATACAAGGACGATCCCGAGAGTCCAGACACGCAGAGCCAGACCAAGAAGATGAGCGTCACACTCGAGGCGTCATACCAATCCATGACGACGACGCTCGGCTCGATCGTGTTCAGCGGGACAATCCAGGACGCGTGCACGTACAGGTCAGGGGGAACCGTCATCACGGAGATCAACGCCCTTGACGGCTCTGACCCAGCAATGCGGAAGATCATCAGCAAGGTGTTCGGAGACGCCAGCGCGGGGTGTCTCACGAAGAAGGTCTTAGAAGACCTCACCGGACTACTCGGCGACCAGGGTATAAAGAGCGCCGTCGTCGGGTCCTTCACCGGAGGGGGGACCCGGAGGCGCTCGGTCTTCGGGCCGCTGTGGGACGTGATCTGCGACATCGCTGGTCCCGCCGCCGTGCCCTACATCGACTCCGGGCGCAGCTACGTGCTGAACTACAACGACGCGTTCGACGTTCCCGGGAACATCCCAGCCATCGACGGCAGCGTGGGACTCATCGGGACCCCGCGCAAGTACTTCACCCGGGTGGACTTGCAGATGGTCTTCGAACCCAGGGTGACCCCGGGTCAACTCCTGGGCGTGTCGTCGAAGTTCAACGAGCTGATACAGAACGACTACCTGTCAGTGCAGAAAGTCAGGCACTCCGGTACGATATCGGGAGCGGTGGACGGCGGGGCCGTGACAGACCTGGTCTGCACGATATCGCCATACGGCGCGCCGAACGTGGTGACCCCGCTATGACCAATCCGAAGCCGCCTGCGAAGCCCATCAGCTACCGGACCATGGCGTACGACCCCGGCATCCGGGAGTTTGGCGCCATGTTGAAGCGCAACACGATGCACTCGATCAGGGTCGCGATGCCAGGTACTATCGAGGACTACGACCCCGTCACCTGCACCGTCACGGTCAAGCCGGCGTTCAGTCGAGTCAGCGCAGACGGCGAGATCGTGCACGCCCCGGGCCTGTTCGACGTTCCGGTAGTCACGATCCAAGGCGGCGGCGTGCACATCAAGGTCCCAATCAAGAAGGACGACGAGTGCCTGGTCATCTTCTCCGACGAGTACCTGGACACGTGGTTCGGCGTCGGCGGGCAGCAGGTCCCGGCCCTCGACCGCTCTCACGACATAGCCGACGGGATCGCCGTCGTCGGGCTGAACTCGCAGAGCAACCTGCTGGTCAGCTCTATCGGCGCGACCGAGGGCGGGCTGGGTGAAGCCAGCGCCGCGGCCGGCCAGGGAGCCAAGGTCGCAATTAATCCCGCTACGCACAAGGTGACCGTCGCTGGTCCCGGGGTCAACAACACGCTCCTGTTCATACTGCAGGCTGTCTTGACGGCCCTAGCCGCAGATCCGGGGCTCAGCGGCTCTACTAAAACGGTAATCAACAACGCGTACACCAACTTGGGAAACCTGCTCTACTGACATGAAATTCCGAGGACTCGACGCCGACGGCGACTGGATGCTCGGCCAGGGCCTCGGCAGCTACGCCCGCGAGGAGGACGCCCTGGCGCTGAGCATCGCCACGCGCCTGCGCTCTGTCTACGGGAACTGCTTCTTCGACACGGAGTTCGGGATCAACTACCAGCTCAGGATGGACCCGAACCACGAGGACGACCTGTATCAGGACATCCAGGCCATGGTCCAGCAGACTGACGGCGTCGTGCTGATCAGGTCGATTAGCAAGAGCCTGAACCGCCAGACTCGCGCGCTTGGCGTGTCAATGCGGCTGCAGACGATCTACGACAACGACTTCCAGACGACGATCTCCAACCTCGCAGGAGCCCTCAATGCCTAACACCCTGGACGGCGACGGCCTGGCCACCGCCACCACCGACGAGCAGACCACGCAGATCGAGGCGGACCTGCAGGCCGTGTTCGGCAGCGACGTCGACCTATCGTCGAACTCTCCCGACGGCCAGATGATCGGCATCTACGTGCAGTCTAGCCAGGACATCCTCGACCTGCTCGTCAGCATCTACAACATGTTCTCCGTCGACAGCGCGGTCGGGATCTCCCTCCACAGGCTTGTGGCCCTCAACGGCCTGACTCTGCGACCGGGCGTGTACACCACGACGTCGGTCAGTGTCACCTCCGACAGGGCGCAGACCCTGCCGGGGCTGGACCAGACCGCGGCCGTGGCGTTCTCAGTCAGGGACTCCAACAACGTGTGGACCCTAGTCTCGAGCTACGCATTCGCGACCGCGGGGGTCCAGGCCCTCGTGTTCCAGTGCGACGAGATGGGCGCGATCACGCCGATCGCAAACACGATCACCCAGCAGAACACGCCCACCCTGGGGATCACCGACGTGAACAACCCAACAACGGCCGGCTCCGTCGTGGGTCAGCTCGAGGAGACCGACTCCGAGCTCCGGGTCAGGCACGCCAAGATGTTCAAGCTCGCGGCGACTGGGCCCGCAGACGCTGTCGAGGCGGCGCTCCTGGACCTAGAGGACGTCTCAGATGCCCTGGTCGTGGAGAATGACACGAATGCTCCGGTCGGCAGCGTACCGGCCCACAGCATATGGCCCATCGTAGTCGGCAGCGCGACTGACGCCGTGATTGCGGCGGCGATTTACGCCAAGAAGTCGGCAGGCTGCGGCCTGTTCGGGAGCGAGAGCGCCGTCGTCACCAAGCCCAACGGACAGTCAGCGACGATGTACTGGGACGTCGGGATCGCGCAGAGGCTGTATGTCCAGTTCGGCATGGTGTCGTCCGTCCAGGGGATCACGTTCGACGACGCCCTGATCGCGCAGGAGCTGGCTGCGGCGATGCTCACCTTCTGGAAGTTGAACCAGCTGGCCACCATCGGGGACATCGTGGTCGCGATGCAGGCTATCGAGTCTCGGGCCATCCTGGTGTCGCTCGGCGTCTCCACCGACGGCATGGCCTACACGGACACGGTCGGCACGACCGACCAGCAGTACTACTTCACCTTGGCCGCGGCCGACATAGACATAACATGAGCGACACGGACACCCTGTTGACGTACTACGCCGAGCTCCTGGTAGCCCAGTACTACAGGAAGCCGAAGGCCACGGGCACGGTCAGGGCCTTCGTGCGGGCCATGGTCGCCGACTCCATCTTCGCGCAGGTCAGGGACGGCTTCGACGTCGACACCGCCATCGGAGCGCAGCTAGACGTCCTGGGCGAACTCCGGGGAGTCACCCGCTACTACTACACGCTCGACCTGTCCAAGACGTACATGGCGGTCCCGGCGTACGCGGACGACGTCCCCACGTATCCCGGACTCGACACCTACGACGCCGCGACGCACCCATCGGTCCAGTACTTCATGCTCTACGACGACTTCACGGCGTGCACGCTCTCGGACGCCGACTTCAGGAGGATGATCACGTTCCTGGCGTCCGCCCACTCGTCGAACTGTACCATCGGGTACCTGGACGACCTGTGCTACGAGTACTTCGGGGTGAACGTGAATATCCTGGATGCGGTCTCCGTGACGACGACGACGTACGTGACGCTGCCTCGATACGAGGCGTTCGACGTCGCGGACGTGACTGGGCTCGCTCTGTACGCCGGCGGAGTGCCGACCGCACACACGATGCTGTATTCTGACACCGTGATCGCACCTGCGGCCATGAGCCTGACGTACCAGCACCTGGCATCTGACACGAACGACCTGTTCAGCGCGCTGCGCCAGACGGGGAACTTACCCAAGCCGGCCGGAGTGCACGTAGACGCGATAGACGTCCCTACGTTCTGAGGAGGAACTGACGATGGCTAAGACAGCGCGCGCGACGCACGTGATCTTCGGGAGCCTGGGATCCAGCGACAACTTCGCCGAGTTCGGCTCGCTGGTCGACGGGTCTCCAGTTAAGACGAAGGACATGGCTACGATCCAGGCTCTGCCGGCCTGGACCTCGGGATTCCAGGCTGCCGTCTACACGTCGAATAAGGCGCTGCTGCTTGAGGACCTGAACTCGTGGGCGCTCGAGCACTCGACCATGATCGGGTACCTGTTCCAGGAGGGGATCCCGGAGTGGGACGCCGGGACCACGTACTGGATCGGCTCGTACGTCAAGAAGACAGGCACTAAGCAGCTCTACTGCTCGCTCGTTGACACGAACCTGGCCAACGCGCTGCCGGCTGCAGTCAGCAATGCGAACTGGGAGTACGTCAACCCCCCGGCCGTGCAGGACACCGGCCTCGTCCTCAACGACATCCCACGGGTGTCAGTCGCCGCTGTCACTGGCGCGTCTCCTGCCCAGCTCGCTGCCAGCCACCTGACGCAGGACGCCAACTACGTGATCACGGCGAAGCCGATAAAGTTCGCGGACGCCACGTCGCAGAGCACGGCCGCGTCCCCGATCACCAGCCAGAGCGACGTGACCGCTGCGAGGGCGCTCTCCGTCACGTACCAGAACACGACCGGGAAGGTCATGTTCGTGTCAGTCATCATCAACGGCGGGATGAACTCGGCCGGGGCGCAGGCTTTCACGGACGCGACCGCGGCTCCTACCGTGTACGTGTCGTCATACGCGTACTCTGGGATCAACGCCATCATCCAGGGCGGAGCCGGAGCGATGTTCTTCATCGTGCTCCCCGGAAACTACTACAAAGTGGTCCCGTCTGGATCCGCTTCGATGACAGCGTGGATCGAGTGGACATGATGCGATGAGTGCGCGGAGGTCGACCATGCGGATACTAGCAGCGATCTTGGTCGGAGTAGCTGGGTTAGTCTTAGCCGCTCCGATCCCTCCCACTCCGACCGGAGGGATCAGCAACTCAGCGGCGCCCCAGAACGCGCAGTTCAACGTCGGCACCGGGACCGTCCGCGGGCTCATGTCGGTCAATGTCCTGCACGTCACATCCATGACCGTGAGCACGATCAGCGTGACCGCCGTGGCGGGAGACGGGTCCCTGGTTACCGGGCTCAACGCGTCAAACCTGGCGTCCGGCACAGTGCCGCTAGCCAGGATAGCCGGGAGATACACCGGAGTAGTCGGAGTCGGAGAGCTGGGGACCGGGGTGTGGAAGGGCGGAGTCATCGGGACTCAGTACGGCGGGACCGGCAAGAACTGGTCAGCAGAGCCGTCAGGGAGCATCCCGGTGTTCACCGGGACAGGCGTCATGGAGACCCTCGCCTCAGGGACTCCTGGCTTCGTGCTACAGAGTACGACTGGTGTCGGCGGGTTCGCGTGGACGGGTGCCCCACAGGTGCTCGGTACGCACGTAACTGACGTCCCGCTTGCGAACCTGCTCCCCGGTACGCTCGGTACGTCGGTGCTCGTCGGGGACGCGTCCCTGACGACGGTATCTGCCGCCAAGGTCAACGGAGACATCTCCGGAAAAGCCTCCGGGCTCACGTCGCCCCTGCCCGTGTCCGACTTAGCTGCCGGCACCCTGTCGGACCTGAACCCGGCGTCGTCAGTAACCGTCACCGGGGTCTCCCCGGGAACCTACGGCTCGGCGTCCAACTCGGTGCAGCTTGTCGTGCGGTCAGACGGTCGCCTGTCGTCGATCGCCCAGCAGAACATCGCGATCTCCATGGGTCAGATCGGCTCCGGCGTGCTCCCGTCAGGCATCACCGTCCCGGCGGCCAGCGTCATGGCCGGGCTGCTCGCCGAGGGCGTCACCGCCCAGACCCTGACCCCGACAGGAGTCGTCCCGGGGGCGTACGGCGCGGCCACGTACTCGTCGAAGTTCGTCGTCGGCGCTGACGGCAGGATATCCAGCGCCGCTCAGTACTCCATCCCAGACGTCAGCACCAGGTCAGTCCGCGGAGACACGTACAACGAGTGGTCGCACTCCCAGACCAGCAACTCTAGCTGGACGTTCCTGGCGCCGATCGAGGCCACATCCGTGTCTGGAAACGGCGCCGGGCTGACCAGCCTGACTGCCAACGCCGTGTCTCCGGGATCACTTGGCTCCGGCGTCATCATCTCGTCGGTGGCCGTCGGCGCGGTCACAGACCCGTCGATTGTGTCCGTCAGCGGGTCGAAGGTCACCGGGCAGCTCGCGTCAGCGACGCTTCCTGCGGCCAGCGTGGAGAGTGGTGACCTGGGATCCGGAGTCAAGATCTCGACTGCGAATATTCGAGATGGATTTAACGGAAACAATCAGCTCGTCCAATTAGCCGCTGACGGAAAATTACCGGCGATCGACGGCTCCGCACTCACGAATCTTCCCGGGGGGGTTCCCGGGGGGGTTCCCGCGGGGACCAATGGGGCCATTCAGTTCAACTCCAACGGGGCATTCGCCGGCAGCGCGAGCTCGATCACTTTCAGCACCACGACGAACTTCATGGGTATCGGCATCTCGACCCCACTTGACTTCCTGCACATCAGGGAGAGGTGCGTCGTTGGAGGATACGGAGCGAATCGCGGCCTCCTGTTCGACAGGACGACGGAGACTGGTGCCTGCGAGGCGAACCCCGCCATCAGGTGGTCAACGGACGGCGGCGCCGAGTATGCTTTCATCAATGCATCGGCCCCTGGGACGTTATCCCTACACGCAGATAGCAGCATCGATCTCGGCGGAGAACTCGTGACGGGAACGTGGGAAGACAGAGGTGAGGTGAACTTCACTGGAGGACCGCATTTTCACGACGTGGCGCCACAATCCGACATCGGATTCGACTTCAAACCCTGGTACAACGGACACGGCATAACGTATATCGACTCGGCTGGGAACATCGTGCTCAACGCCGATCCTGGCGACCTAGCTGCCGCTCCCTACATCAGCGCGAAGTCCAGCGTCACCACGACTGGGTCCATGTTCGCCGGGAATTTCGTCGGTGGTGGGTTGGGTTTGACTGGTATCCCACCCTCTAGCATCTCTTCTGGCCAACTCGGTACCGGAGTCCTGGTCTCCGACGACTCCATAGCCGCCCTGACGGGTTCTAAGGTAACCGGTCAGCTCACCTCCGCCACGCTACCAGCGGCGAACGTAGAGGCGGGCGACCTAGGATCCGGAGTCAAGATCTCGACTGCGAATATTCGAGATGGATTTAACGGAAACAATCAGCTCGTCCAATTAGCCGCTGACGGAAAATTACCGGCGATCGACGGCTCCGCACTCACGAATCTTCCCG